ACTCCCTGCTACTGCTGACCTTATGTTTGCCCTTATTTCTACAGAAGAGTTGGAGGGGTTAAATCAAATAATGGTCAAACAGTTGAAGAATAGATATAATGACCCTACTATGAATAAAAGATTTGTGGTTGGGGTTGATAGGGCAAAAATGAGATTATATGACTGTGATCAATCTGCACAGGATGATATAGTTGACAGTGGCCAAGAAGAAGAGTATAATAAACCTGATGATAAGTTATTAACAAAGTTCGCTGCATTAAAATTCTAATGGCTAAAATCAAACACGTCGATTTTAATAAATACACTGAGTTCGTTGATGCTGTTACATCTGACGAATCCAAAGACTTTCTATCACTATCTGATCGTCTAGTAGAACTAGATGAGAAAGGTGCAAATATAGAAAGATTACTCACTGCTGGTGTTGGACTCAATGCTGAAGCAGGTGAGTTTTTAGAGATAATTAAGAAGATGATATTCCAAGGAAAACCTTGGAGTGAGGAAAATAGAGAACACCTTGTAATCGAATTGGGTGATGCTATTTGGTACATTGCTAATGCATGTATGGCACTTGAAATCCCATTTGATGAAGTAGTTGCTCACAATGTCAAGAAGTTAAAGAAGAGATATCCTGGTGGCCAGTTTGACGTTTACTATTCAGAAAACCGAGAGGAAGGAGACCTATGAAGAAAACAGAATCTTACGAACAGTTACTTGTTCGTTTTCAAAAAAGAGTTCCTCAATTGCAGGAACGACTAAGAGAAATACGAGAAGGTGATATTCCAAGATTATTAGAAGAAGAAAAAAAAGTGGAACTTGATCTTGCGAGAGTAGAAGGATCTCTTCAATGTATAGAGTATCTTGCCTTTGGTGCATTACCTCATGATGGAAATCATGGTGGAATGAAAGATCATGTACCACAGGATAATGTAATTCCATTTAAACGTCATGGAAATTTGGATGCACTAGACTAAATAGTCTTAATTACGGAGTAGAAATGCTACACATGAGAGAACAATTGTTAAGAGCAGTACTTGCACATGCTCAAGGTGAAATTGAAAAGCATAAGGTAAACGTAAATGTTTACTTGGAACATCCTGTTGGTATTGGAGAGCATTCAGATATTACTGAAGCAATTCAAGAAGAGTTGGATAAGATGGCACGGTATCAGGATCAGATAGAAGTTATAAACAAATATTTTAGGTCTAGTAGTACTATGACAGATATAGATAGAAGATCTAGCGAAACTTGATAAATAGAGCTTATCCAATAAGTTTGCAATTCATGCAACCCGATCACGAACATCCACAATCCGACAGAAAATACGCAAAAAAACTTATTAAACTTGCAAAAAAACATCCAGAGTATTATAGTAAGGAAGAAGTCAGATTCGCCAAGAGAATGAAAAAGTTACTTAAGAAAAGGAAGGAAGATTAAATGGTTGCAAATGTTTCTGAAGATCATATTGGTTTAAATTTGGCATTGAATGATGCTCAAAAAGAATCAGGCACTGTTATAAAAATTAAAAGTGCCAGTTCTAAAATGGTCTTTTACAAAGTCACATCTGAGAATAGAAGCGTAACTAAACCAAATATAGAAAGATTATTATCAGCATATAAAGTTTACACAGGTATTCTCAATACCAATAAGAATGTTAATTCTTCAATGGAGGGAACTGAGTGTAAGATGTCTGATGGCACTGTACTTAGATTTGAGTATAAACCAAAATCAGGTGGTATGAGTATGACCACTTTGAATTCTTCTATTACAGAATTGTTTCCTTGTATAGCGTGGGAAACTGGTTGTTGGGAAGGTTTTAATGGAAATAATAAGGATGCATGGAAATTAATAAAAGATAATACTCATGCTGGTTTGAATTGTTTTCTTGACCCTAAAGATGCAAAGGCAGGAATTGCGTTTGTGGAAGCTGCAGATCAAGGTTCTTTTCAAGAGAAAGTCACTAATGCTAGAAATATATACAAATGGTTGAAGAGTATAGAGAAGCAACAAGCTAAATCAAATCCTCTTGCTGTTGTGTATTGGGGATATAGAAAGAAACCAGGTAAGATTGCTTCTAATCATCCAGGAGATATGTTTTTGCAGTGGAATGATGGTACGTATCTTGGAGTTAGTTTGAAGGCAGGTACTGCAACGTCTGCTGAACCAAAACTTAATACTTATGTAAAACCTGTATTTGATTTTTATGCAGACAATGGTTATCCAACAGCAAGAAATTTGTATACTAAGATTAAAGACCTTCTCTGGCCAAATTATTTGAAGATACCAGGATTTGAACAGAGTGATTTTAGACTTTGGGGTAGTAAGACACTTGCTGATAAAACATTTGAGTTTGAGAAAACAGATTCAACGACATACAATCAATTGTATGATGAAAATTTGGGTATTATAAAGGAGCAAATAGTTCAGTTGATGAATGCTAGTCCAAGTACGACAAAGAAATATATTTCTCAAAACTTGGCACTGAAGGGTTTAGATCCACCTGTGATTGTAATTAAAGCAACTCAAACTACTGCAAGTAAAGATGATACAACTGAACAATTACTAAGAGCTCTTGCTCAAAAGAGTTCTGGAGCAGTTGCATCATCACCACCACCAAGTCAGAAAGGTAGAGGAGGGAAACAAGCGTTCAATGTATTACTTCATGATGGTATTCATCTCAATTTAGATTTTACTGCCCGTACTAATAAAAGTGGTTCTGGACATAAACTAGGACAGTTTGAGAATTTAGCAGTGAAGTTTAATAAGGTAACCAAATTAAAAGGATAAATATAAAAAAAGCGTCTTTTAATTCAAATGGATCTCAGAGAAGTATATGCTGCTTATAAAACCATAGCAGAAGATGAGAAGTATGGTTACGATAAAGATGGTAATTCTTTAAACCCTAAAGATAAGGATAAGAAGAAAAAGAAGGATACTACTAAGAATAAAGATGAGAAGTGGCAAGATAGCGATGGTGATGGTAAGTGGTATGAAGAAGGAGAAGATGTAAAGAAAGAAGCAATTGAGTTTGCTGCTGATTACTTCTTAGAAGAAGGTATCGAAGAGGAAGAATTAGATATCATTATTGAAGATGTGGGACTTGATGATTTTGTTGAGTTTGTTTTCGAGGAGAGAGCAGCAAGAAAGGCAAGAGCAAGTGCTCCATCATATGCAAATGTAAAGGCAGCAGTTGATGCAACTGATGCTGCTAAGAAGAAAGCAGGTAAGGGTGAATACTCTGCTGCATATAAGAAGAAAGAAACTGATGTAACAGTATATGATGATAAACCTGCAAAGGTATCAGTCAAGAAAGTTAAGAAGTCAGTAGCAAAAGCAAAGGCAGCAAAACCTGCACCACGTAAACAGAAAGGTGCTATGGCATATGATGGTCCTAACAAACCAGCAAGTGAAGCAAAGGATAGAGTAATTGCTAAGACAAAGGCAAAGAGAGAAGAACCTAAGAAGAAAGCAGGTCTTGCTTCTAAGATTGGTGGTGCTCTTAAGAAAGGAGTAGAACGCCATAAGGCTGCAAGAGCAAAAGGTAAGGTTGCTGAAAAGCGTGTAAAGGAATTCGGTAAGGGATTCGCATCTGGTGTTAAGGACACTGTTAAGTTTGCTGGTAAAGTGAAGAAGGCAGTAGTTGGTGAAACACTGCAAGCATTACTTGATACTCTTGAGGAAGGTGAATCACTTGATAAGTACGATACTGTACTTGCATACTTAATTGATGAGCAACTAGCAGAAGACTTTGATGCTGCCAATAAGATGATGGGTAGGTTGAAACCAGAATTGATTGATGAAGTTTATGAGGAGCAACTTAAGAATTTTGTATTGTCTGAATGTGATGAATTTGATGATGAACTTTTACAGATTGTAGAAGATAATCTTGGAGTGAAGACTGAGGATCAGATCTTAGGTCTTATGGAGTCTGGTTGGCATCGTCGTAATCCTGGCAAGAAGCATCCATTAGAATCTGGTTCATCCAAAGTTACACCAAGACCTGTAAGTGATAAAGAGAAGAAGTCTACCGATAAGGAAGACAGAATGTATGTTGCAATGAGAAGAGTGAAGGATAGGCAGAAGGGTTACAGTAAAGATAAATCCGATGCTGCTGATAAACTTCATGGACATTATACTTCTAGACAATCTGCCAGAAAGAAAGGTGCATCTCCAAAAGAAGCAGCAGCAGGAAGTCATGGTGATTTTGGTAGCAAGGGATTCCGTATAAAAAGAGGTGGTCGTTCTGGTGAAGCACCAAGAACTGATAGAGGAACAGGTAACAAGGCTGCAAGAAGAGCAGGACAGGAAGTAAAGAATAGGGATCCTCGTAAGAAGTCATGAAAAAATTAAACAATTTCATGGTCTTCTCTGAGAGGACCATGACAGCAAAAGAAAAAATGAAAGAAGATCGTCTTAAGAATAAGTACGATGATTCCGACATGAAAAATAACATGAAGGATCAGTATGGTGAAGAGGAAGGAAAAAAGGTTTATTATGCTACAATTCGCAAGCAAGCAATGAAGAAAGAAGAAGTTGAAGTAGAAGAAGGTGTTATTGATGCTGTCAAGAAAGGTGCAAAACGTCATGCAAAAGCAATAGAGAAAAAGAAAATCAAGAATAGAAAAGCAGTTCCTTATGCAGCACTAGCAGCAGAACACGAACCAGAAGGTGAGATGGTTGAAGGAAATCAAAAAGATAAAAAGAAAAAGGAAGAGGAAGAGCAAGAAGATCCAAGATCAATGCGTACTAAGTATAGTATTATGAAGAATAAATTGAGAGCAATGGGTCTTAATTTGTCACATGAACCAGAAGGTGAAGTAATTGATGAAAAGAAGAAAGGTTTGGATGGTAAGGAATGTTGGGATGGATATAAACTTGCTGGTACTAAAAAGAAAGGTGGCAAGACAGTTGATAACTGCGTGAAAGTCAAAGAAGATTATTATAGTGGAACAGGTGAGAAGGTTCAGAAGAGAACTTTGGCATGGATGAGAAAGAAAGGACAGAAGGGTGCTCCTGGTTTAGATGCCATGAAGGAAAGACAGAAAGAGCATAAGGCAAAGCGTGGTGTTAAGGAAGAAGTAGGATGTGAAACTAAAAAGGTTGAAAATAAAGGAAAGAAGAAAATCGATCCTAACAAGAATCCAGTAGTTGAGGCAAAGGTAGATAAAGGTCGTTCAGATTATGGTAAAGCATCTATAAGAAACTATAGACATTCAGGGCCTGATACTGTAGATCCAGCAATGTTTGATCCTGAGAATAAGAGAGGTAAGACCATTGATAAGCGTAGAGAAGAGCATAAGGCAAGAAGAGGTAAGAAAGGAGCAAAGGTTCCTACTTACAAAAAAGAAAGTTTCTCTGATTGGAGAACTGATCTAGGTGAAGAAGGTTATGATCGTATGCGAGATGATAGACTTGTGAAGTACGGTATAGGACATGATGGTTCTGACCGTAAAGCAGGTAGTTCAAAACGTACACCTGACAATCAAAAGATCAAAGGTAAGACTGTTCTCCAAAAAGAGACAGAGAAGAAGTACGGTAAAGGTGTATCTGCACTTGATGTTGTAAAGGCAAAGATTCGGGATAAGCATGGTAAGGATGCCATAATGAAACCAAAAAAATAACTGTCCACTAGGGGTCTCTGACCCCTTTTTTTATGTTATAATACATGTATGAAGAACAGACACCTCGAACATCCTGAAGACGCTATCCTTAACGAAGGTCGTGCAGGATTCTACAATGTTTTAGACTTTCTAGAACAGCAAAAAAGTATAGTAACTGTCAAGTATGATGGTGCTCCTGCAATAGTGTGGGGTATCAATCCAGAGAATAATAAGTTCTTTGTTGGTACTAAGTCAGTATTCAACAAGGTAAGAGTAAAGATCAATTATAATCATAATGACATAGAAGTAAATCACGGTGACAAGCCAGCAGTAGCATCCATACTGCACATGTGTCTTGAGAAGTTACCAAGAATTGGTGGTGTATATCAGTGTGACTTTATTGGTTATGGTGGTGGAACTACATACAAACCAAACACAATAACATATAAGTTTCTTCCACCAGTTAATGAAAGGCACGATATTATTGTTGCTGCTCATACAACATATCAGGGTGATACTCTAAAAGATATGTGTGCATCATTTGGTTTTTATGATGTAAGTATGGATGAGTGCAACCAGAACAGAGCAAAAACTGATCCATTCCAACAGGAAGAAACCAAATTCATTGATACTTCTGCAAGTTTCAAGTCTCGTAACTATAGAATAGGATTGTATATTGCTGCTGCTCGTGTTGCTGCAAAGTTCGTTAAGTTTCCTACAGAGGAGAAGGGTAAACAGTTAAAGACTTATATTAATAGTTACATTCGTATGGGTCTTCCTCTTGATGCTATAAAACTTGCAAAGGAAACTAAGGTTAATAAGAGTTTATTCCAACTCTATAATTTCATTATTGAGATTAAGAACATGATTATGGATGATATTGAACCAACAGATAATATGGTTGAGTGTTATGTTGATGATGAAAGATGTGATCATGAAGGGTATGTAGTTAGTAATGAATACGGTACATTTAAGTTGATTCATCGTCATCAATTCTCTTATGCTAATTTTAACGTAAAAAGAAACTGGGATAAATAAATCTATAGTGGTATAAAGATTTCTTCAAGATATGAAGACTTTTAGTAATTTTTTAAGAGAAGCAACTGAGACCTCAGCTTCGAGACAGGCAAAGTTGCTTGGACTTGTTGGCGATGGTCATGGTGGATGGTACGATGAAAAGGGAAATTTTAAAGCCAAGACAGAGAAAGGAAAGTTAAAATTTTATGGTGGTAATAAAAAACCAGGTGAAGAAGAAGCAGGGAAAAAGAAATCTGCTACTCCCGAACCAGCAGGAAGAAGAAAGGTAGCACAACCTCAACCACAACAACAGCAAAAGGCTCAACCACAACAACAGCAATCTCAACAACCTGAACAAGAAGGTGAAGAAACTGCTGCTGGTATAGTTGTTGTATTCGGAAGATTCAATCCTCCTACCGTTGGTCACGAAAAAGTATTACAAACTGCTGCAAGAGAAGCAAAAAGAATTGGTGGAGATCTAAAGATATATCCATCTAGGACTAAAGATAATAAAAAGAATCCTTTGGATGCAGGTGTGAAGATTGAATTTATGAAAAAGATGTTCCCTGATTATGAGGAGAATATTATTAATGATTCAGATTCAAAAACCATCTTTGATGTATTGACTTCTGCTTATGGTGATGCGTATCAGAATGTAACTATTGTTGTGGGTCAAGATCGTTTAGCAGAATTCCAAGGACTAGCACAGAAATATAACGGAACAGATTTGTATAGTTTTGATGAGATTTCAGTAATATCTGCAGGAGCAAGGGATCCAGATGGTGAAGGTGTTGAGGGAATGTCTGCATCCAAGATGAGACAGTTTGCTCTTGATGGTGATTATACATCTTTTGCTGATGGTATACCTAAGACTTTAGGTTCTATGCAGAAACGTGAATTGTATAATAGTGTTCGTGCTGCATTAGGTGGCAAGAAAGATGTCAAGGAACAAGCAGAACTCTGGGAAATTGCACCAAAACTAGATCCAGATACTCTAAGGGATAATTATCTTAGAGGACACATCTTTAATATCGATGATATAGTTGAGAATATAAACACTGGATTGGTTGGTAAAATCATCCGTCGTGGAACCACTTATCTTATTTGTGTCACTGAAAATGATATTATGTTTAAGTCTTGGTTAAAAGATTTGAAAGAATATACTGAAGTTAAAATGGATAGATTGATGAGAGATAAAAAGCATCCTAACACCCTAGTAGGAACCAATGGATTTCTTAAGTATGCAAAAAAAATGACTCCTGGTTGTGAGAAGGGTGTCAAGGTTAATAAATAGACTGTATAGGAAAGAAATCTCTGATGGACAGAATCGAATTCGGTAAAAGATTAATTTCGGAAGTATCTGATGCACGTCAGAAAGTTGTTGATGCTGAAGATAATCAGCAAAAGATAAAAGATAAACTTGATAAAAGAAAAGATATTGCTAAACAAAATAAACTTAAAAGAGATTCTTCTGTAGTTAGAAAAGGTATTGCAGATAAAATAAGAAAATCGAATTTCTCTAAAGCATCAACTACTTCAGTAGATAGCAAAGATAAGGGTGCAACTGCAATGCAAAAGGGAGCAGGTAACCTTATAAAAACTGGAGTAGCAGCTGCTAAGAATGTAGCAAAAGGTGTTGCTAAAACTGCTGTTGGAGTGCATGATCTTAGAAGAGGTGCTCAAAAGAGAGGTCTTGATAGAGCAAAACTTCAACATGCACAGGCAAAGGAAAGAACCAAGGACGCAAAAAAAGAATTTGATGATGATAGACCATTTGCACCACCAAAAAGTAAACCACAGACATATAGATCTAAGAGAGAAGAACCAAAGAAACCAGAACCAAAGAGACTTCCTGCAGCAAAGGATCCGAATAGAAAGCAAATCTCTGGTGGAGCAGAGAGAAAGGCATTGCCAGCAACAAAACCTCGAAAGTTTGGTACAGATCCAGATGGAACTCCATCAAAAGGAACATTGGCAAGATCAAGTAAAAAAATTAGGAGAGGTATGATGCAACAAAGAGAAGAATTTATTCAAGAGATTGAAGAGAAAGAAGGTAAGAAGAAGGATAAATTTGATAAGGTGATTGATATTATGAAGGGTAAGAATAAGATTAAAATAAACCCTGATATGAAAGAGCAGGTAAAAACTGATAATTGGAAAGATGATTATGTGCCAACTGATTATGAATCTATTGATATTATTAAACCAGAACCATTAAATGCGTCTGATTGGAGAGATGATAAAAATATGAGGATTAATAAAATATTTGAAGGTAAGAAGAAAGGTCTCTGGGATAACATCCATGCTAAGAGAAAAAGAGGAGAGAAACCTGCAAAGAAAGGTGACAAGGACTATCCAAAGACTCTTAATGTAGAAGGTACTGCATTTGAGATAGACAAGTCAGCACATAAGGCAGCACAAAAGAAATCAAAGATGCGTAACCTTGCAAGAGGTAACGAGAATCCTAATGAGAAGGCAGCAGCACAAAAGAAAGCAGGTGGTCCCAAACTTTATGGTGAAGGTGCTGCTTGGACTAAGAAAGCAGGTAAGAATAAGGAAGGTGGTTTGAACGAGAAGGGTAGGAAATCTTACGAACGTGAGAATCCTGGTAGTGATCTAAAAGCACCACAACCTGAAGGTGGATCTAGGAAAAAATCATTCTGTGCTCGTATGGGTGGAATGAAAAAGAAACTTACCAGTTCCAAAACTGCTAACGATCCTGACTCAAGAATCAACAAAGCACTCCGAAAGTGGAAGTGTTAGTAATATAAATACTTCTACTCAAATCAACAACCTACTGCTCTCTTCTTTTGTGGGGAGGTTTGAGAGAAGCATTTTAAAACTTAAATGGATAAGATCCAAAAGGAACTTAAAGACGTTCAGAAGAAACTAGATGACATTGAAAAGAAACAGGAGATGATGAAAAAATTATATGAATTAGAAAGACAACAGCAAATTAAAACAGTTAAAAGGCCTGCACATTATGAGATGATGTGATATAATATATAATTGAAGTAACTTTATATTGAATGACAGAGACTCCACTTGAAAGATGGGATAGAGGTAGAACTCTATTACTAGAATCATTGTATAAACCAGACAGTAAACTTCGTGGTTGTGCTTACAATCAAGGATGTTATGATGAAATGATTGCATTGAGAGATCATGTAATTGACTTAGTTCAAGATATGCCCAATCCTCATGTCCCACCAACTAAAATACCATTTGGTAAAAAGAATAATCATATAGAACCTACAATTACTACTCCTCATGGTGAGATTAGTGAAACTCTAATGAGTGGAGCATTGAATAAACATTATATGACAGATCATAGGGAGTATTAAAAGAAACTACTATATAGATCAGTCGTAATTTAATAGCATGTCAGATTTAGGGTTGGATGCTTCACAGGAGACACGAATCACTGTGATGCAATTAAAGATAGAGAGACTTGAAGAAAAGCAAGATGAGCTCCGTGAAAGATTGAAGGTAGTAGAGAAATGGGTCATTGGTGCAGCAGCAGTTTTGGCAGCTGGTACTACTGTCATAGGGTTCGCTACCAATATATCTAAAGCTTATCTTTAATAAATATCTGTAGAAAAGAAATTTCGTAAGGTAAAACAAATGGCTCTTTGGGGTACAAAAGACACAGTTTATTCCACTGGAAAAGTAAACTGTACCACTGCTGGAGTGCTTTCAAAGGAAAGTGGCAGTATAGCGTGGACATCAGGTAATGGTGTAAAGGTAGGACAAGTAGTTACACTAGCAACAGATGGTGCTGGTGAAGGTGAGGGTGTGATTCTAAGTATAAATTCAGCTACTGAAATTCAACTTACCAATCTTAATCTTCCTGGTGCATTTACTGATGTAGATTATGAAATTCGTGAGAAACCTGTTTCAACAGTAAATGATTCTAACTATGCAACTAATGAGATTTTTGGTGTAGATCCAACTGAAGCTAGTGTTGCAAATGCTGCATCAGGTGATATTCGTAAGTATGCTCCTACACATGCAGGTTGGGTTGGAATTAGTACTTATACAGATCAGCATGGTAATTTCCGAGTTAAGCAAGAAACATTAGTTGCTGCTAGTACTATAAGCGGAACTGACTCATCTGATGATCCTAAGTTTGCTGATAGTTAAATAAATTAAACCTTATATGATTTAATATGAAATTTGATGAATTGAATGAATCTAATTACATAATGTTTGCTATAAAGCATTATGAGAATCCTCAAGCGGTTACGCAAGAGGATTTTTATGAGGATATGAAGAGGTTCAAGTGGATAAAAAGACTTCTGAATAAGTATAGAAATTCAGGAGATTTAAATGTCCACTTGTTACTGAATCATTTTATTATACTTTATAATGTATTCGGAGAAGCAACGACCCCATTACTGTTTTATAAGATTGATAAAGATTTGTGGGGTGTTCTGAAAACTTTCATACTATATCTTGAAAGAATGCCAGAATATCCAAAAACTTCTTTACATGATATTCCAGTAGACGAAAAGTGTCTAGAAATCTTAAACGACTTATGAAAACCTTTAAGCAATTTATGGATGAAGATGCACCTATCAACAATGTTGGTGGTGGACAAATTGCTGGTACAAAGGAAGCAGGTGATGATCCACCTGTAAGTAAAAAGAAAAAGAAGATATACTTAGGAAAAGGATCTCGTAGGTATTGGCTGCAAAGTCTAAAAGGAAAATGAGACAGAACGAAGCAATACTAGAAAGACTAGAGAGAGTAATAGAAACCCTTCAAGAGAACAACCAAAAGATGGGACAGATGCTTGCTGTCCATGATGAGAAATTAGACAAACAGGATAGGATCGATGCAGTACTATTTGAGAAAGTGGAATCGCTTCATCGAGAGGTCAGCCGTACGAGTGCGGAGATTAAGGCAGGATGTGAGAGAGATATTCGCAAGGTAGATGAAAGACTTCGTATTATGGAGAAGAAGATGTGGACAATTGCTGGTGCAATTGCTATCATCAGTTTCGTTGTATCTCCAATAGGACAGAGAGTTGTTGGTGGGATATTGACACAACAGACACAACAGAGTATAATACAGGGGTCGTAATGCCCTTGTAATGAGTTTTATTGATACTAAGTACATTGGACTAGTATCTGTTCGCTTACAGAAGTTCAGTAAGAAGAAGGAAGGTCTGTATGTATTCAGATGTCCTTATTGTGGTGACTCCCAGAAGAATAAGAATAAGACAAGAGGATATATTTACAAGTTAAAGAATGATCACAATTTTAAATGTCATAATTGTGGTTTGTCACGAAGTTTTACAAACTTTCTTAAGGATCAAGATGTCAGTTTGTATGATGAATATATCATGGAAAGATATAAGTCTGGATTGACTGGTAGGGGTACTACTACACCACATCCAGTGGTTCCATCTAGTAAACCAAATTTCAAGAAAAAGGACTTTGATCTGCCAAGAATCTCAGAACTAAATAAAGAACATCCAGTCAAAGTCTATCTTAAAAATAGAAAAATATCAGACAAATATCTGCAGGAATTATATTTCTGCGAGAAGTTCAAAGAGTGGACTAACACTCAGAAATTCACCTTCGATGCTACAAGTAATGATGAATCACGGATCATCATACCACTAAAAGATAAAAGCGGAATATTTGGATTCCAAGGTAGAACTTTAAATCCAAAATCTAAGTTACGCTATATTACTATAATGCTTAATGAAGAGGCACCCAAAGTATATGGACTCGACAAAGTTAATAATGGATCCCCAGTCTTCGTCACCGAAGGACCATTTGACTCAACGTTCGTATCCAATTCTATTGCTATCTGTGGTGCGGATGGTGATGTTCGGGGGTGGGGTGTTGATGACCCTATTTGGGTTTATGATAACGAGCCGAGGAATCATGAGATTGTTAAACGAATCTCAAACACCATCGATAGAGGTGAAAAAGTTGTAATATGGCCTAATAAAATTTATGAAAAGGATATAAATGATATGGTCCTTGCTGGACATAATGTAATGTATCTGTTAGAATCTAATACCTACTCAGGATTAGAAGCAAAACTCAAATTTACTACCTGGAAAAAAGTATGAGCAACGGAATTAAAGTTCAAAAAAGAGATGGTCATAGTGAAATCTTGAACCTTGAGAAGGTTCATAAGATGACTGAAGAAGCATGTGAAGGACTTGCAGGTGTCTCTGCAAGTCAGGTTGAGATACAATCTGGTATTCAATTCTATGATGGTATTACTACTGCAGAGATACAAGAGATTCTTGTTCGTTCTTCATCAGATTTAATTGATCTTGATCATCCTAACTATCAGTTTGTTGCTGCAAGACTTTTACTCTATGGATTATATAAAGATGTAATTGGTAATGATTGGAAAAAAGGATTCCCACATATTCATGATCATTTGATTGGTGGTACTAATAAAAATATTTACGATAGTGCATTAGAATCTAAATATTCACAAGAAGAATGGGATAGAATTAATGGTTGGATAGACCACGGACGTGATTTTCTTTTCACATATGCTGGACTACGCCAAGTGGTTGATAAGTATTTGGTGCAGGATAGAAGTAGTAATGAGGTATATGAAACTCCACAGTTCATGTACATGTTAATTTCTGCAACTATTTTTGCAGAATACCCACAAGAAAAAAGACTCGATTATGTCAAACGATACTACGACGCAATCAGCAAGCACAAAATCAACATCCCAACTCCCATCATGGCAGGAGTTAGGACGCAACTTAGACAATTTGCAAGCTGTGTTCTTGTTGATGTTGATGACACCCTCGATAGTATCTTTAGCAGTGACATGGCTATTGGTCGTTATGTTGCTCAAAGGGCAGGAATTGGTATTAACGCAGGTAGAATCCGTGGTATCAACAGTAAAATCCGTGACGGAGAAGTACAACACACAGGGGTTGTCCCTTTTCTCAAAAAGTTTGAAAGCACTGTCAGATGTTGCACTCAAAACGGCATCAGAGGTGGATCAGCAACAGTCCACTTCCCAATCTGGCATCAAGAAATCCAAGACATCCTCGTCCTAAAGAACAATAAAGGAACAGAGGACAATCGAGTTAGAAAACTTGATTACTCTATACAAATTTCTAAATTATTCTATGAACGTTTTATCCAAAATAAAGAAATCTCGCTTTTTTCCCCTCATAGTGTTCCTAACCTTTATGAGAATTTTGGGACCGATCAGTTTGATGAGTTATATTGCAGTTACGAATCTGATAAATCCATCCCAAGAACAACAGTTGGAGCACAAGAATTAATACTTGATCTTTTAAAAGAGAGAGCAGAGACTGGTCGTATATATTTGATGAATATCGATCATTGTAATACTCATTCATCCTTTAAGGATAAAGTTGAGATGAGTAATCTATGTCAGGAAATTACTCTTCCAACAAAACCACTTCAACATATTGATGATAAAAATGGTGAGATTGCTTTGTGTATTCTATCTGCTGTTAATGTTGGTAAAATTAAGTCTGATGATGAATTGGAAAATCTTTGCGATTTATCTGTTCGTGCTCTAGATGAATTAATTGATTATCAGCATTACCCAATCTCAGCTGCTGAAATTGCTACTAAGAATCGTAGATCATTAGGTGTTGGATATATTGGTCTAGCACATTATCTTGCTAAGAATGGTTTTAAGTATGAAGATAAAGAAGCATGGAGTGCCGTACATGGACTCACAGAAGCATTTCAGTATTATCTTCTTAAGTCTTCTAATAAGTTAGCAGAAGAGAAAGGAGCATGTGGTTATTTTTCTTCAACAAAATATGCTGATGGAATACTACCTATCGATACATATAAGAAAGATGTGGACGAGGTAGTACCCAATGACTTATCACTTGATTGGGGAATTCTACGGGAAGACATACTCACTCACGGGTTACGGAACTCAACGTTGTCGGCACAAATGCCATCGGAGAGCAGTTCGGTTGTGTCAAATGCCACGAACGGAATTGAACCCCCTCGTGGATACTTGTCCATTAAGAAATCAAAGAAGGGGCCTCTTAAGCAGATTGTTCCACAGTATGGTACATTAAAGAATAACTATACATTGTTATGGGATATGCCAAATAACACAGGATATATTAATATTGTTGCAGTAATGCAGAAGTTCTTTGACCAAGCAATTTCTGGTAACTGGTCTTATAATCCTAAGAATTATGATGATAATGAAGTTCCAGTATCTGTAATGGCAAATGATTTTTTAACTACTTACAAGTTAGGTTGGAAGACATCCTACTATCAGAACACTTATGACTTTAAGACTGATGAAATTGAGACTGTTGGTATGCAGGAGAATACTTCTTCTGTGGGTATTCAGGGTAGGACTAAATTAGAATCATTAGTAGATGAATTAATGACTGCTGATGAAGAATCTTGTGAATCATGTACAATCTAGGAGAAACATTATGAATGGAATGACGGTCTTTAATTCTCAACAGGTTGATACTAAGAAGCAACCTATGTTTTTTGGTCAACCTTTAGGTATTCAGAGGTATGATGCTTATAAGTATCCTACTTTTGATAAATTGACTCAACAGCAGTTAGGATATTTCTGGAGACCTGAAGAGGTTTCCTTACAGAAGGATCGTGCAGATTATGCAAGTCTACGTCCAGAACAGAAGCATATCTTTACTTCTAATTTGAAATATCAAATTCTTCTTGATTCTGTACAAGGTCGTGGGCCAGGTATGGCATTTATACCATACTGTTCTTTGCCTGAGTTAGAAGCGTGTATGGAAGTGTGGGGATTTATGGAGATGATTCATAGTCGTTCATATACATATATTATTAAGAATGTGTATCCAGATCCTTCTGAAGTCTTTGATACTATATTGGAGAATGATAAAATTCTAGAACGTGCTAAGAGTGTTACGGAAGCATATGATACATTTATTAATTATGCACATGAGTATGATCAGAGTAATGCTTGGAAACCTGATTGGAAGGAACATCCTAATGCAAAATGGACTAAGAAGGATTTGAAAAGACATTTATATAGAGCAATAACAAATGTCAACATTCTGGAAGGTATCCGCTTTTATGTTTCTTTCGCTTGTAGTTTTGCTTTTGGTGAGCTCAAACTCATGGAAGGATCCGCTAAAATCATATCGCTTATTGCTAGAGATGAGAACCAGCATTTGGTCCTGACCCAAAATATATTAAACAATTGGAGAAAAGGTGATGATCCTGATATGATAGAAATTATGAAGGAAGAGGAAAATAATGTGATTGATATGTTTAAAAATTGTGTAGAAGAAGAGAAGGCATGGGCAGAATACTTATTTAAAGATGGGTCAATGATTGGATTGAATGATAAGTTATTGCACCAGTATGTTGAATGGATAGCAAATAAGAGAATGAAGGCAATAGGAATAGATCCTATCTACGATATCCCTCTCAGAAATAATCCATTACCGTGGACACAACATTGGATCAGTTCTAAAGGATTGCAGGTGGCCCCACAAGAAACTGAAGTTGAATCCTATATAGTAGGTGGGATCAAACAAGATGTCAAAAAAGATACCTTCTCAGGATTCAAACTCTGATATAGAATGGAACATTGAGGATATGTATGACGCTTATCGTGATGCTGCAGATGACTATAAAAAAGTTATGAAAGAAATTGAAGATGAAAACTCAATCAGCAAAAGCGAAGGGACGTAATTTACAGAAGTGGGTTGTTGAGCAACTCATAGAAACCTTTGATATACATCCAGAAGATATAAAGTCTTGTTCTATGGGAGCAGGAGGTGAAGATGTTGTGATGGCACGAGCAGCACGAGAGAAGTTTCCTTTCAGTGTAGAGTGTAAGAACCAACAGAAACTAAATGTATGGGATGCTTATGAACAGGCAAAGGAAAATTGCAATGGATATGAACCCATAGTGGTTATGAAAAAGAATCATAAAAAACCTTTAGTTGTCATTGATGCTGAATATTTCATTTCATTATGTTCTAAACTAGGTTATAATGCTAAATAAAATTAAACACTTGTCACAATGAAACAGACACCTCGCCAAATCAAGGAAGCACGTAAGGCCTATGATAAGGTTGTAGATCATCTAGTGTCTGAAGGATATGCAAAGACCAAGATAGATGCTGATAATATCATTGGTGGTATGAGTGAAGAATGGTATCACATGATAATCGATAGTTAAGTATTTAAATTTTAATTATGTTAGTAGTAAAATGTAAGGATTGTGGCAGGGAAGTTGCTGGCAATCAATCAAGGACGGTTTCTTGTGGTTGTGAGAATATGACCACAGTAAAAGGAGATGTTATCAGTGCAAAAAATCTTGATAGAGTTATAATTATCAAGAATAATCTTTCAGAAGCAAGTGATAGTAGTCTTTCTTCGGAAGATATTGCATGGCAAGAGAGTAGAAGGAAGCGTAAGGTGCGGAAAATGGATTTCGAGATTCGCTGACATTTACATTTGCTTTGTTTATGGTATAATATAGATACATTAAAGGGTTTTTATGTCTCCAGACATACATGACATACCTATACTAGGAGAATTCTACACAAAAAAAGAAGTAGATAAGATGATTGCTGATGCTCTTGAGGAAGCACGAGCAATCGATGAGGCATCAATGCGTAAGCATAATAGGGATGCTACTATCATTAGTATGATCCTCGGATTCACCTGTTTAGCACTATTTGTAGATGGATTACTTCGCATACTTGGTATCATTCCACCATTCGCAGGTCTTGACGTTAATGTCATCGATCAAATTGTGGAGAAAGTTGAAACAGATATAATGCCACTCATTCAAAAAATTCCAAGGATATGATTTTAGAAACATTCCTAATAGCAGCAGCATTACCATTTGTTGCATTGTCACTTTACTTTGGAAGTAAAGGTGGTTACTATGATAGTGATGACTATACTGGTGATGGTTGTGCTCACGATGTTCAACGATGATTAATTTTTTATTAAATAATCATGAGTTCTTAGGTAATCATTCAATACCTGAGTTCCTTGTTGGGTATATTTTTGGTGCAGCACTCATCATAGGTGCTCCAACAATATTTCTTCTTCTTGCATTTACATCTGCATTAATGAAAACTAATGGTAAGATGGGTGGGTATAGAGAGTATGAACAGTATGGCCCATCTTCTTGTAATGATGCACCACCATTTATACTTCCAGATCCAACAAAGAAATGAACTCAATTTTCAAAATCTTTTATACAAAATGGTTCAGATCTGCACCAGTTGTAGCAACCATATGGTTGACAATGACAGCAGTTATTCTTATAATGTTTAACTACTACTTCCCAGATCTTCTATTCCATCCGATGCAATGAGAACACAAAACAAGGAGAACTATTATTATTTCTTTTGGATTGTAGCAATGTTTGCTTTCATTGTTCCTCAAGTAGCAACTGCTATAGCGTATCATAAACTTGCTGATATACTTACTAAACCAGTACAAGTTGAGATTATAAAACCATCTCATTTAAAAGTAGGATTATGAAAGCAATCTTTAAATATCTCAAAGAGATTAAAGATACTGCTAAATACATGATCCAAGGGTTAGAAGTAACCTTTGACCATATGAGAAGGAGACCTGTAACAATACAGTATCCTTATGAGAAACTGATACCATCTGAAAGGTATCGTGGACGTAT